AATCTCATCTTAGCACGATCAATACCTACAACAAATCTCTTATTCATAGTAGGATCATTGTATCTGTTCTTCAACTGCTTGACCATTATTTGATTAAGTTTTTCCATATCTTCGGTGCTGACCAAAGCGAACATAAGATCAGCAGTAGCTGGAAGACCAAAGCTTTCTGAAGTGTCAGTAAGATTAGGGTCGCTACTAGTAAAGCCAGACCGTGTAGTTTGCGTTGCCGAGACAATTGGTACGCTTGTTTCGACTGCCAATCCTCGAAGCTCTTCAGCAATTGCCTTGACATAAGAATAAGAATTTACGTTGACTGCACTCCTATACCTAGATGAAGCACAGATGTTTAGATAATCTACAAATATTATATCAGGTTCAAATGATTTCTTCAACTTAAGTTCTTGAAGTAAAGCACGGAAATGTCCACAGTGTGCTGACGCAGTAGGATACTCTTTGATGATTAGTTTACCAGATGTCTTTGCTGCAAGTCTATCAATCTTCTTAGTAAAAGAGGACTTAGGTATATCTGCTATCTCTTGTATATTGACATTAAGTAAATTAGCATCAATCCTCTCCGCAATCTTTTCCTCTGCCATTTCGAGAGTGATGTAGAGGACGTTTTTTCCTTGGAGCAAAGTTGAGCTTGCCACATGACACATGAATAAAGACTTTCCAACACCAGTGCCAGCGAGAGCAATGTTGAGAGTCTTATCCGATAAACCACCCGACGTAATTTTATTAAAGTATTCGAGATCAAACGGGGTTTTGTTTTCAACCCTATGGTAGTATGCGAACCTGTCTTTCGAGTCATCTATGTAATCGTGTCCTACATGTTGATCAAATCCTACTGCTAAAGCATCAGAAAGAATAGATGGTATAGCATCAGGTTGTTGCTTATCATCCTGTCCATCAGCAATTTTGATAGACTCCATGAGTGCTAAGTAGATAGCACGTTCTTTACACCACTTCTCAGTAGTGTCAAGCATCCATCGCTCTTCAGAATCAACTTTATCTAGTGAAGATACTAACTGCTCAGATAAACTAAATTCATCTTGAGATAAATCAGTTCTCTTCTCAAGTTCAATATGAAGTACTTCCTTAGTAGGAAGACTATCATAGTCTTTGAGGAAAGTTGATATCTCCTCAAAGACTACTCTATCAGTTTTTTCTTCAAAATACTCAGGTAGTACAAAAGGTAAAACCTTTCTACTGTACTCTTCACTGTGTATCAGATTCTTCAGGATTGTTAGAGGAACCCTCTCCATAACTAAACTCTTTGTGAGCAACCTCTTCTAGAGCCTGCATAATGTACTGATCAAAATATTTTTCAGGACTCTTATAAACTTCTTTGGCATAAACTTTTTTGCCATTGATTTCATAACGATTCCCGACTTTTTTTATTATACCATGCTTCTCTGCAAGATCAAGTAGACCATAGTATTTGTCAAGACCACGTTCATCATAATACAAACGTATCTCAACCTGCTTATTCTCTTTACTCAAACGTGACTTGACTGTCTTAGCTTTGATAATGTTTCCGATGACTTCTTTGCCATCTTTTTCTTTGCTCTTGCTGAGATAGATGATTGTACTCGCTGCATACTTGAGTCCAGAACCTCCACCCATTTCTTTCGTTGGTACATAAGCTCCGATGACATCGTATGTATGATTTGTGACAATGAGGGGGACATTTGCTTGACCGAGTTTGAGTGTGAGCATTCTAAATGCACCCTTGACCAGTTGAGATTTAGTCATGTCACGAACTTGCTTATCATCAAGTGCGTCCCTAATCTCTTTCTCGGTGGAGAGCATTCCTAAAGAGTCTAGCACAAACATACATGGTTTGCGATCCTCTGTAGGTGTTTTCAAATACATATCAATTGCTTTCAGTGCTTTACCACGAAAATCTTCAATGGTAACTACTTCAACTATAGCAATTCGTTTAGTATCTATCCCACGAGACTCTAATAACTCTTTGTTAATAGCAGATTCAGTATCGAAGTACAGAGCATAAGCGTCAGGATTATTGTCCAAGAAATTCTTGACAACTGCGAGGGCAAAGTAAGTTTTACCAGTAGAGGTTTCACCAGCGATGGCAGTAATGCGATTGCTACTAACACCACCGCTAAGGGAACCAGAAACCAATCCATTAAAGATAAGCGATCCCGTGTCGATATATGTTTCAATAGTTTCTTTATCGGCTGCCACTCTAGCATAGTCAGATCCAATCTCCTTTACTATTTCTTTTAGAAAGTCCATTCAAATACCTAATAATTTGCGTTGTCTATTGAAATAATTGTGTAGTATCCAACTACTACTATTCAATTTATCAGTACCACCTACACCATACTCAAACTTCACTCTATCATTGTCAGAATAACCAACAACTTCTGGTGTATTTTCCTTACCACGATCTCCACCATTACAAAATACAACCTTGTCAGCGATGTCTAAGCATTTTGCAATAGCACCACATGCAGAATCATCTGCATCATCCCAAGAGATAACAGCATCTACCATGTCTAAGTGACGAAGTATGTCTGCTCTCTCAGTCCAAGATTGAAAGTACTGTCCTTTCTTTCTTGTGAGCCAAGGATCACCATTCAATCCTACTACAAGATAATCTGTATAATCTTTTGCTCTTTCAAAATAACGAAGATGTCCTGAATGGATAGGATCAAACCCACCAGTTACAAGACTCACTTTTTCAAAAATCATTTCTTCTTTGGTGTGTGTCCATGTGCTATACCTAACTCATGCATTTTAGCATGTTCATCAATAGGGTCTCGTAGTTCTTTACCACCTTCTCCAAAAGTAAGGTACAATCCATACCCCACTACAAATAACAATACTAAGACTATGAAAATTACAAATCCATATTGAGGATTTACATGTCCATGAGGAATGATTGCTTCCTTACATTTAGTCCATGTACCAGGCAAATGGTACACTGGTGGGCAAGCAGAAAAAATCATTTTAGATACTTGTTGATAACATCGATTTGGTCTTTGTACTTAGCAATAATGTTTAGTTCATTTTCTATTGCTTCTGTTATATCAGAGTGCTCTCCAATACCAGCAGGGTTAGAAAGATAAACCTCCACGTTTGCTAAGTGTTTTTGTATATCCCCTTGAGCATGTGCCAAGAGTGCTTTGATAAGTTGTTCTCTCATTAGATTACCATACCATACTTTTCTCTAATTATCTTTTTGTAAGGACCACCAGGATTTTGATCCCTTACTTCCTTTACAATTTTTAATCTGTTATACAATGATGTGTCACCTCCAAGTGTGAGAGACTTTAGAATTGTAGCTAAGTCTTTATCGTTGATTGGTAAATCCATAGAAAATAGATAACGTTTACATTATAGCACTAAACAAAGAAAGATTCTAGAGTTGCTGTTTTTTCTACAGACCACCCTATTGAATCTAGTATAGCCTTCAATGGTTCAATGAAGGATTTTTCAAACTGCAAATCGTAATCGATATACTGTGACAGACCAAACTCTTTCGGGAACTCACTAATAAACGAGATCACATTCTCATGAATCGGATTAGGATTCTTGAGGTAACAGAACTTTATCTTTTCACCGTTGTTGATTACATTATATTTACCCTCCAAATTTTTCTGCTTTAAATAATGGTTGAATAATAATGATCCTCTAACATGCATAGGAGTACCCTTAGAATAGATGGTTAGTCTATTTCTATACTTCTCAACATTGTTACATGTTCTAGGAAAAGCAATCTCAGCAGGATCCATATTACGAAAATCAGATCTCATCTTCATGATATATTTCTGAACATTATCCTCAGACTCATTCATAATAATACTGATAGCATCTTTGATCATCTTCCTACATGGTGCAGGTGTAGATGACTTGACTGCCTCAATACCCATCATCTTTAGTTTGGGTTCAGCAAATCTAACTCCTTCTATATCCCAAGCATTCAACATATATCTTTTCTTGGCAGTCCATATACCACGTTCAGCAATAGTCTCACGCTTCATAAACATCTTCTGATCGTAAGCATTTACGTATGTGGCCAACGCTTCATAAGAACTCGAAATATACTTTTCAAATTCCACTTCACAGATCTTATCAAGGAACGACACAATGCTCTCAACATTCTTCTCTCTATCCTTGAATATGACTTGAACCAAAGGACCAAGATGCAAGTAAATAGAATCGGTGTCAGATGCAATAACATAATCTTTGTTCTCCGTTTTTAGTACTTTGTTCATATAGCGATTCATTCTATTTTCTATCCAACGAATAGAGAACTGACCACCAAGAGTAATAGCTTCGGCATTCGCTAACATATAATACCGAAAGTATTGATTACCAATAGCACCATAGGCACTATTCAGTTGAATCTTTTTAGCCATCTGAATATTGTTACATCTTGAGATTTCTTTCTCAAGTGCCTTGGTTGGTTTCTTTTCATAATCTTTCTTTGCTTGAATCATCTTCTTCTTGAAGACAACTCTCTCACTATAGATCTTCTCCATAAGTTTAGGAAGAAACCCACGAGTCTTAGTGGTAAACATAGCACCATTAGGACACACAGTAACATCCTCAAGTGAGGATAGATCAAC